TGCTGCCAAGATGCAATTCCGTGCAACTTGGCTTACCAACGTAGACAAGGGAGACAGAGCGAAGAAGAATATCTATTATACTGCAGCTGAATCAATTAATAATTTGGTTTCCGCATTGAAGTATATTACTCGCTAAATATGATTATGAAAAATTTACTAAACCAGGTAATGGAAAAAGCAGATGTCAAAGGCACTGTAGTTGAAGGCATTGATCCAGACGCTCTTATTGAAAAGATTAAGTCTGGCTATATTGCTAATCGTGGTCCACGCCATCAACAAAAGAAAACATTTGCACCATCTACAATTGCATACGGACATGGTGAGTGTGCTCGCTATTGGTATCTTGCATTTGAGGGCGGTACATTTGAAGATAATGCAGATGCATTTGCAGGTGCTAATATGACCAATGGTACTAAAAGCCATGAGCGTATTCAGCAAGCAATGCAAGATGCAGGATTCCTTGTTGATTCAGAGTTTAAGATTACATATCAGGATCCACCTATTTTTGGATATGGTGATGTATTGCTTGATTGGGAAGGCGAAGAGCTTCTCGGTGAAATCAAAACTATGATGAATGAGGGTTTTGAGTATCGTAAGTTAAATAGAAAGCCAAAGGTAGGACACCTTGTTCAGCTTCTTATTTACATGAAGATTCTCAAGAAGAGAAAAGCTGTTCTTATTTATGAAAACAAGAATAACCATGAACTATTGGTGCTTCCTGTTGAAGTAAATGATTACTATATCAAGTGGGTTGACCAAGCATTTGAATGGATGCGTACGGTTCGTAAGGCATGGGAGAACAAGACCTTACCAGAAAAGAACTATCGATCTAATTCAAAAATCTGTAAGAACTGTCCTCTATCAAAGGTATGTGCAGACGCTGGCAAGGGAGATATAAAAATAAATCGCCTGGAGCCAATAGATGAAAACATGCCAATGGTGTGATGCTGGGTTTACTCCCAAAGTCTCATATCAAATATACTGCTCTGATGAATGTCGTGAAGCAGCAACTAAAGAAAAGATAGCGCAAAAATATGCTATTGCAAGACGTAACAAGTTGATGAATAAAAAAAAGACTTGTACGGCTTGTGGTGTATTGCTATCTGTTTATAATGATGAAGATCTTTGTACAACATGCTTAGTCAATCCAAAAGATGTTTCTAAAACACTAAAAGAAATCAAGGGTAGGGCAAATGGTAAATTTAAAGAAACTGAATAATAAGCCATCTAAAATATGTGCTATTGATGCCAGCACCAACAGTCTAGCCTTTGCTATCTTTCATAAAGAAGAATTAATTTATTGTGGAAAAATTAACTTTGCAGGGAAAGATGTTTATGAAAAAGTTGCTGACGCAGGACGCAAGACAAAGGGTTTCTTTGATGCTCTTGGTGATTTTGATGCTGTAGTTATTGAACATACTGTTTTTATTAATAGTCCTAAGACTGCTGCAGATCTTGCATTGGTTCAAGGTGCAATTCTTGGGGGTATCGCAGCAGCTAACGGAGCATCAGTATCATCAGTATCTCCTATGACATGGCAAAATTTTATTGGCAATAAACGTCTAAGCACAGTTGAGAAGCTAGAGGTATTGGCAAACAATCCTGGAAGGTCAGAATCATGGATTAAATCACATGAACGAGAGCTTCGAAAACAGCGTACAATTAAATTTGTAAATACAATATATGATAAAGCTGTAAAGGATAATGATGTGGCAGATGCTATTGCCATTGGGCATTGGGCAGTTAATAGTTGACATGGAGGTATGATGGCTGCTAAACTGTATACTAATGAGATGTGGTTGCGTAAGCGATTCCACCTTGACCGCAAGACTCCTGAAGAGATTGCAAAAGAGTGTGGCGTATCTGTTGAAACAATCTATGTCTACCTCGCTAAATTTGGATTAAGGAAATCAAAACGTTGAGTAACAGAAAACTTGAAGAAGCTCTTATTGAGCAAGAAACTAAACAGCAAGAAATTTTGCGTGGTATGCGAGAGCGTGGTCAAGATATGGTTAACCACCCAAAGCATTACACGTCTGATCCTTCTGGAGTAGAATGTATTCAAATTACTCGTCACCGTAACTTTAACATTGGTAACGCATTTAAATACCTTTGGCGAGCAGGTATTAAGGATGATACAAAGACTATTGAAGACCTAAAGAAAGCTATCTTTTATATTAGTGATGAAATTAATCGTTTGGAGAATATGTAATGGGTCGCCGTAAAAAGTTTGTAGCACCAGCAATTGCAAATAAGTTCCAGCGTGAGTTTGTGGCAGAGTTGCCCAACGGTAGAACTATTGAGGCTGGAGAAAACATTAAAATTATTGGTGAACATGGAATGGTCTTTAGGTTTCATGCACTAACAACTAATATTGAAACTGGTGTTTCTTGGATTGATTGTCACCAGATTGAAAAGACACGAATCGCAGCTTTACGTTCATTCTCTATTGATCGTGTCAAGAAGATTCCTGTAAGGAGGAAACGTGTCAAACGAGAACCAAATAGTTGAACACCTAGATCAGATGAATAAAGTCGTTGCCAAGTATCTTGAGGGTAGCGATCCAACAAAGATTTCTAAAGAGCTTTCACTTCCACGAACTAAGGTAGTCGCATATCTAGAAGAGTGGAAGATTATGGCATCTAACAATGCTGCTATTCGTGAACGAGCACGAGAGGCTTTGGTAGCTGCTGATACTCATTATAACAAGTTGATCCAGCAGACCTATGAGGTGATTGATGATGCCACTACTACTGCTAATCTTAGTGCAAAGACAACAGCAATTAAACTAGTACTTGATATTGAATCACGTCGTATTGATATGCTACAAAAGGCAGGTCTTCTTGAGAATAAGGAACTTGCAGAAGAAATGATGGAGATTGAAAACCGACAGCAGATTCTTATGAATATCCTTAAAGACATTGCTGCAGAACATCCAGAGGTACGAGACAAGATTATGCGTCGCCTATCTGAAGCTTCAAAGAGCAATGAGGTGATAACAGTTGTCAGCGATGTTTGATGATTTTCTTGAGGTACTCAAGGATAACTATTTTGCAGAAACTCCTGTAAATGTAAAAACATTTGTTGAGGGTGAAGAGTTTTTAGGTCAGCCACCGTTGTCACAGGTACAGTATGACATTGTAGAAGCTATGAGCCAGGTGTATAAGCTTCCAGAGCTTCAAGATCTTATGGGTACTGCTGAGGGTACAGCATATTACAAAAAGTATACTAAGAATGAAGTTATTCTTCAGCTTGGTAAGGGTAGTGGTAAAGACTTTACATCTACCGTTGCTTGTGCCTATATTGTATACAAACTCCTGTGTCTAAAAGATCCAGCACGTTACTTTGGTAAGCCGTCTGGTGACGCTATTGATATTATTAACGTGGCTATTAACGCACAACAGGCTAAGAACGTCTTCTTCAAAGGATTCAAAACTAAGATTGAGAAGTCACCATGGTTTGCTGGTAAGTTTTATGCTAAGGCAGACTCTATTGAGTTTGACCATGCTATCACAGTTTACTCTGGTCACTCTGAACGAGAGTCTCACGAGGGTCTAAACCTTATCCTAGCTGTTCTTGACGAGATTTCTGGTTTTGCTCAGGAAGTTGGAACAGGAAACGATCAGGGTAAGACCGCTGATAACATCTATAAAGCCTTCCGTGCCTCTGTGGACTCACGTTTCCCAGATGTTGGCAAGGTAGCACTACTGTCATTCCCTCGCTATCCAGGAGACTTTATCTCTCAACGTTATGATGATGTTATTGCTGAAAAAGAAGTTATCACAAAGCATCATAAGTTTGTTATGAACCCAGATCTTCCAGAAGATTCCGAGGGTAACAGTCTTGAAATTGAATGGGATGAAGACACTATTCTTAATTATAAGTATCCAGGAGTGTTTGCCCTAAAACGTCCTACATGGGTAGTAAATCCTACAAGACAGATTGATGATTTCAAGCTTGCCTTTTATACAGACATTGGTGACGCAATGCAACGTTTCGCTTGTGTCCCTACCTTTAGTTCTGATGCATTCTTTAAGCAACAGGAAAAGGTTCGTGCTGCTATGACACTAAGAAATCCACTAGATAATTTCCGTCGCTTTGATGAAACGTTTGTGCCTGATCCAGATAAAATTTATTTTGTTCATGCTGACCTTGCACAAAGACATGATAAGTGTGCTGTAGCAATTGCCCATGTAGATAAGTGGGTAAACATCCAGGTGATTAAAGACTACCAGCAGGTTGCCCCCATCGTCGTAGTAGATGCCGTAGCGTGGTGGGAACCTAGGGTAGAGGGTCCTGTAAACCTTTCTGAGGTAAAACAGTGGATTCAAAATCTTAGACGCTTAGGATTCAATATAGGGATGGTCAGCTTTGACCGCTGGCAATCATTTGATATTCAGAATGAACTAAAACAGGTTGGCATGAGAACTGAAACTGTATCTGTTGCTAAGAAGCATTATGAAGATATGGCTATGCTTATATATGAAGATCGTCTAGCTATGCCAGCAATTGACCTTCTATTTGAAGAGCTTACAGAGCTTAAGATTGTAAAACAAAATCGTGTCGATCACCCTCGTAAATCTTCTAAGGACTTGGCAGATGCTGTATGTGGAGCTATCTTTGGGGCTATCTCTCATACTCCAAAAAGTCTTAATCCAGTAATTGAGATTCATCAATTTTCTGGTGACAAGAAAAAGAAAGATGAATTTGACCTACCAGGCGAAAATGTGATAAGCTATGAACCTCATAGAGTAGAAATGCCCATGTGGTACGACAAAATGAACTTAATGTAAGTGGGGTATAATGATAGATATCGTTTACTACTCAAATCGTTCGGGTAATACTAAAAGGTTTGTAGAGAGTTTAGGTTATGAAAACGCCTATTCAGTGTATGACATAATGTCAGCAAAAAATGAATATGTGCTTTTTGTCCCCACCTACGGTGCTGGGGCTGGAGACTATGCAGTCCCTAGAGCAGTCGCTACATTTTTAAATATTAAGAGTAATAGAGATTTGCTTCGAGGTGTTGTTGGTTTTGGAAACACAAACTTTGGAAAAGATTTTTGTAAAGCTGCAAAGATTATTTCCAAAAAAACTGGTGTGCCTATTTTAGGTAAAGTAGAATTATTCGGGACTCCCGAAGATGTAATAGAAATCAAAGAAAGGTTGGAGATGTTTAATGACACAGTATAGTTATCACGAGCTAAACGCCATGCTGAATTTGTATGGTCCTAATGGCGAAATTCAATTTGACAAGGACAGGGAGGCAGCTAAGGCATACTTCCTGGATCATGTTAATCAGAATACCGTGTTTTTCCACAGCCTTGAAGAGAAGCTTGACTATCTAGTAAAGAATGATTACTACGAAAAAGAGGTTCTTGATCTGTATGACTTTGAATTTATCAAGTCACGATTCAAGCAAGCATATGCAGTTAAGTTTCGATTCCCTGCATTCCTTGGGGCATACAAGTTCTATACTTCCTATGCACTAAAGACATTTGATGGTAACCGTTACCTAGAACGTTTTGAAGATCGTGTTGTCATGAATGCTTTGATGCTTGCTAAGGGCGACAAGAAGCTCGCTACTCAACTTGTAGATGAAATTATTTCAGGTCGTTTCCAACCAGCGACTCCAACATTCCTTAATTCTGGTAAGAAGCAGCGAGGTGAGTTTGTATCTTGCTTCCTTTTGCGTGTTGAAGATAATATGGAATCAATTGCTCGTGCAATTAACTCTTCTCTTCAACTATCTAAGCGTGGTGGTGGTGTTGCACTTAACCTTACAAATCTTCGTGAGACAGGTGCTCCAATCAAAAAGATTGAGAACCAGTCTTCTGGTGTGCTTCCAGTAATGAAACTACTTGAAGACTCATTCTCATACGCAAATCAACTAGGTGCTCGTCAGGGTGCAGGTGCAGTTTATCT